CGCCTTCAGGTCTCGCAGCACGCCCTCCAGCGAGTGGTCGCCGTCGAGGTAGACGAACGCCAGCGACCCGTCATCAAACGTGGCCGCGGCCTCGACGCTGTCCATGCGGAGCGTCTTCACCCGGCCCCTGTGCAGCGCGGCCACGTCCATGGCCTGGCGGTAGCGCAGCTCGTGCTCTGCGTCCGAGCCGTTCATGATGTCGTCGTAGCCTTCGATGTGGCACCAACGGTCCACCATGACGTAGTCGCCGTGCCACAGCGACAGGAAGTCAGCCGAGTACTTGCCCTCGGCCACGCCCACCTCCACGGCCGTGCCGCTGATGCCCAGCGTCTGCAGGAACAGCGGAAACATGTTGCGGTGAACTGGTTTAATCACGACACCCTCACGGTAGTACGTCCTTCGGTCCCCCAAGTCTTCTCCACCAGCAGCCGGCCAACGTTCGTGTCGTCGCCCATCACTTCCTGCAGGGCGTCCAGCACGGCCTTGCCGAGGTTGTCCACGTCGGGCCGCGGCAACGCCGGTGCCGATGCCTTCACGCCGCTCTTGGTCAGGTGCGACTTCGGCCGGGCGAAGACCGCGTCAACGATGACGCTGACTGGGGCGGTAGCTTCCACCAGCCCCGCCGCTCGAGCAGCGAGCGCCACCGCCTGGCGGTATGCGTGGATCGGGTGGTCGCCCGGCACGTACGCATGGCCGTGCTTGCCACGCACTGTGATGCGGGGCCGCGGCTGCGGGACGGGGTCACCGGGGACGCTGAACGTGATCGCCATGCCGCCAGAGTGGCGACCGTGTCAAGCGCGGCACATCCGCCGCCCGCGGCTGCCGCGCGACTGGCTCGCCATCTCGCTTTCACCACGCCGCTCGGCGTAGTGCCGCTCCCGGCACTCACGAGCCCGCTCGGCGATTTGGTCGGGAGTCGGGTCGTTCGCCGAGTAGCACTCTTGCATGGCCGATGGTTGCCGTGCTGGTAGCCCCAGCTGCATGCGGTAGTTGTCCACCCACGACAGCGAGCACTTGAACCGCTCGGCCAAGTCCATCCGGCTCGCACCTGCCGCCCACAGCCGGCGGAACTCTGCTTCAACGATCCTCACCTTTGCCATCTGTCACCCTTTCGCCGCGAGGTAGAGCCCGATATTCGCCGCTGCGTACCCGGCGTAGGCGATGGCCAGCCCGTGCTTGCCATGCCACGCCAGGTCCGCAGCCACCCACACGTAAATCACGCCCGTCAGGGCAATCAGCCAGGGTGCCATTACTCCACCGCCAGCGGCATGATGACGCCCGTGTACGGGCCGCACCGCAGCAGCACTCGGCTTTGCCGATCCGTGGCGTACACGTCCACCTGGGGCTCCTCGTCGGCCGGGATGGCCCGCAGAAAGTCCGCCAGGTAGCGCGGGTCGAGCTTCGTGGTGCTCGTGGAGCCGGCCACCACCAGCGGGCACTTGACGGTGCTCTCCCCGTACTCGCTCGAGCGGCCCGAGATGACGAGCGTGTCCTCCGTCCACACCAAGTCCACGCCCTTGCTCTGCTCGCTCGTCACGATGGCGGCGGCCCGCACGCTCGCGAGCAGCTCGCCCACCTCGAGGAGCATGGGTTCGCCCTCAGGCTCGCCCACCACGTCACGCCACCGGGGGAAGCGGCCCTCGACCAGCCGGCCCGTCACGGTCGTGCCGTCCAGGGTGAACTGCACTTCCTTGGCGTTGGCCTCGACCTGGACGCTGCCGTCACCCGTCGCCATGCCAGCCACGATGTCGAGCACCCGGCGCGGCACGAGCGTCTGCCGGTCGTCCACCGCCTGGTCGGTCTCGGTCTCCACGCACGCGAGCCGCCGGCCGTCCGTGGCCACCCAGGTCGGGTTGCCATTGGCCACCTCAATCAGCACGGCCCCGAGGGCATAGCGGCTGCTCTCGGCGTCCGTGGCGTACGTCGTGGCCCTGGCGGCCCGCGCGAACTGGTCGGCCGGCAGACGGCACACGGCCTGCAGCTCGCCCGGCTCCCACGTGGGATACTCGGCCACGTCCTCCGTGGGCAGCGTCCACGAGCCGCCACCACACTTAACGCTGACGCTCGGCCCCTTGGCCGTCAGCGTCACGTCGTCGCCCGTGGCGGCCCGGACGATGGCCAAGAGCCTCGCATGCGGCACCAAGAAGGGCTCGCACTGCTCGGCAATGGCACGGTCAATCCGTACCTCCAAGTCCGTGCCGGTGACGAGCCCGTCGCCGATGCGGCAGTTGGCCAGGATCGGCTTTGCCGGCCGGGTTGGGGTGGCATGATGGATGGCCAGCAGCGCCTCGAGCAGTTCACTCTTGGGCAGGCGGATCGTAGTACTGGCAGCCTTGGGCTTCGTAGCGGTTGCGCTTGTCATGGTCAGAGTCCTTTCTGTGACACAGGGAGACGCCCACGGCGGTGCCGAGGAAAAACGTCAGTACGTTGAAAAGCATCCCGAGAGCGATGCAGGTGAACTCAGAGACGGTCATGCGGCACCGCCTTTCTGTGGGCCGTAGTGCAGCGTGAACAGGTGCGCCGCGTCGGCCTCGGCCTGGTCGCGGTCGTGGCTCAACTGGGCGTTCTTCCGCACTACCAGGCGGATGGTGTCGGCGGCCCACTCCAGCAGCTTGCGGCTGTGGTCGTCGATGTGGTCCGACCAGGCGTGCATGGCCAGCATGTCGGCGAGCACCAGCGGTGCTGGGGCCGGGTACGGGTTCTCAGCCTTCATCGACCACCTCAATCCCACGGGGCTTGCCCTGCGCCATGCGGATGTAGCCCTTACGCTCCAGGGCCTCGAGGTGAACCGTCACGCCGTGCGGCGACTTGATGGACATCGCCGCCGCGATCTCGCGCACGGTCGGCGAGTAGTACGCCATGTTTGCCTTGATCCACTCCAGCACCTCGCGTTGGCGAGCGGTGAGGGGAAGGGGCTCGGTCGGTGTCTCGGTGGTCATGTGCCCTCCTTGGCGGCTGCTAGTTTTCTACGGGTACGCTCAAACGCTTCGGCTACGTCGCCGGTGAAGACCTTGGGTGGTGCCGGGCCGTCGCCGAAGTCACGGCCGGATGCCGACGCCTTGGCGGTGTCGAACGTCCCGCCAAGCACCTTGTCCACGAAGCCGTCCGCGAACAGCTGGATCATCGTGGGCGGCGTCTTGAAGAACCGGCACGACGGCAGGCGGGCAATGGCGGCCAACGCTTCGCAGCACCAGGCCGAATCTGCCAGCAGGTCGTCGGCACCCTTGGGCGGCCGGTCCAGCTTCCACGGCTTAAGGCCCGAGCCGGCTGCGGCCCATGCCTGCAGGATTTCCTGCCAAGCCTCGCGTGGAGAGGAGAACTTCTTATCTCCTAGTTCTCCTAGTTCTGGGGCGCTTGAGCGCCCAGGGTCCGACGCTTCAGCGCCCCCACCCTGGGCGCTTGAGCGCCGCACCTTGTCCTTGGCATGCCTGACGGCAGCCTGGACCCGGGCTTTCGCGGCCGAGCTGAACCGACGCTCCCATCCTGGGATCGCCACAGTTCCGCTTGCCTCGTCCACCTGAAGCCAGCCGACACGCTGGACGCCCGCCCAGAACGTGTCACTGCCACCAAACAGCTTGCCGAGCCGGCGGACCGTCATCCGGGCCGTACCGTCCTCGGAGTTCATTGCAGACCACAGCCACAGCTGCACCAGCCGGCCGATCACGGCGTCGGCCGGATCGCCGGTCTCGTCCACGAGCTCGAGCACCTCGGGCTTCGTGGCGAGATTGCAGTCGATGGGGCACCACTCACCGGCCAAGAGAAGTCTCCTTAAAACGCAACGCTTTCCAGAAAAGCAGCGTCAGCATGCAGAGAGTCCAGCCACCTAACCGCGTCGGCAGGATTCGCGGCCCACTTCGCAACCAACTGCTGCCACTGGGCGTTGCACAGCTGGACGCTCTTGCTCCCGCTGGCGAAGTAGACGGTGCACGCCTCAACATCTTCCTTGGTGTCGATAGCGCGGGTAAATGGGACGTTGTGCCTGCACACTGCGACCGCGTCACCAGTTGGCCTGCGAGACAGCCGCGTGTAGGCAAGCTCCTGCCCACGAGACAGCGACTCAAGGTCGCTGCTATCACGGCTGAACTCAGCAAAGAGAAAGCATCCGCTTGACTCGACATAGAAGTCGATGTCGCTCGGCGTGATTCCACGAGCCAGCACTCCGTTCCAACCGCTGCTGTCCAGCATCTTTCCCTGGGCGTATGCCTGTTCGCAGATAATGCGTCCGCCGGAGTTACTCACTTTGTTACCTCCATGACAAAACCGAACGACGAAAACGCACGCGCGAAATCGTCAACCTCTTGGCCGAGAAACAGAACAGCCTGGCCCTGCAGCGGCGTAGCGCTTGGCTTGCCGGGGGCCCAGAACCTCACTCGGCCCCGTGGAAAGCAAATGGCCGACGCCTGCTCAGCCAGCGACTGGAACCATTTGGTTTCCGTGGCGTTGTTCACGAGCACGACGGCCCGCGAGACGGTGCCGGTGGCGTATGAGTCGCAGAGCTTCTCGACAAACTGGCCGATCAGCCCAGACTCGTAGGGCGGGTTCATCCAGACGTTGCCATCCCACTCTTGGGCAAGGCCGTCATCCTCAGCGGTGTAGTACTTGTCGGCACCAACTACCTCGTTCGCAGCAGGGTTAGACGCTGGGTCAAGGTGGATGTCGTGCAGCACTAGGCGGGCGGCCTCGATGTATTCCTTGGGCGTGTACCACTCGTTGTCGCCGCTGTTGTTGGCGACGTGCGGCTTCGCCTTTACAGCCTGGACGGCTTGCTGCACCTGCTCGGCAGTCGGCCCCTCGGGCAACGCCTGGGCCGCTGCAACGATGGCGTGCTTGGGTGCCTCAATCTCGCCGGTCGCAATCTCACGCTCAATGCCGAGCGTCTCGACGGCCTCAGCAAACTTTCCGTCTCGCCGGATTGTCTTCTCGTCCACGCCGTGCTCTGCGGCGAGAGATTCGGCTGAAACGCGGACATTTTGTCCGGGTTTGTCAGAAGGGCGGCCCGGCTTTTTCGTCCGGTTGTATCGCCGCCCACGCAGCAGGCTCATCTGCCGAGCGTCAAGGTTTCTTCGACCGAGTTGGTTCCTGTCGATCCAGTCCTCGGCCTCGTCGCGGCTCTTGAACCGCAGTTCGTGAACGTCGAACGGAAGGCCAAGTCGCGAGCAAATCTCGTAGCGGTTGTGGCCGTCGAGCAGCGTGAGCGTCCCCTTGCTGGCCCACACGACCAGCGGGTCGCGTGCACCGCCGTGCTCAACAATGTTCTCCTCGAGCTGCTGCCGCTCTTCGGCCGACAGAGGCGGGATCAGTGCCGAAAACTCGGCGTCGATCTTGATGTCTTCGTAAACCTGCGGCATAGATGCCTCCTTGCGTGACGTGATGTGACTGCCGTGCCACTCTGCCTTGGATGTCAACGTGTATTGGCCCGTATCGCCGGGCTCGCGCCGGTGGTTACTCGCCACGCCCGGTAGGCGACCCATGCGGCTGCGAAGCCGCCTCGGCCAGGGCGGGCCGCTCGCGTGTCTCAGGTTGTGCGGCCCGCTCGAGCTCCAGGGCCTGCTCAATCAGCCGCTCTCCAATCGCTCGCAGCCTGGGAGCCACGGCCGCCAGGGCCTGCTCCCGGGTCGGCTGCCAGTAGTCGGACATCTCCTCTCGCGTGGTCTCCCACCCGGAGTCATCCATGCGGCGGCGCTGTACCGACAGGTACTTGCCGCAGGGCGACAGCGTCATCTCGGAGTGAAAGTGCGGTACCGGCGAATGCGGGTGCCACATGCTCAGGCCCTGGAAGCCGAAGAACGCTCGGTACATGGTCTGCTGGTCGCTCATGGCTACCTCCCGTATCCGTGGCCATTGACCGACACCGCCTCGGCCGGCTCGCGCTCGGCCTCAAGGAACTCCACCCGAGCGTGGATCCGGTCGCACAGCTCGTCGGCCTGGAACGACGTGAAGGTGCCGTCCTTGACCCTGACGTCGATCTTGCGACGCATGGCGTCGAGCTTCGCGATGTCGGACTCGGCTTCGATGGCGGCCTTGGCCACCTCAAACGGGTCCGCTCGCTCTTCGGCCGGTGTATCAAACTTGGGGCGCACCACGACGGGCTGGGCCGCGGCCGGCGTCGTCGGGTAGTCCTGTGCTTCCTCGGCCGTCACCAGGCCCTTGAGCACGTCGGGGAAGGCGTCACGCAGGGCGAAGCCACGGGCACGCAGCTGCAGCATGCGGCGCGGGTACTGCGTCCACGGGCCGGTCTTTCCCCACAGGCTGGCCTTCTTGGCGTCGGTCACGCTGAACCGCACCACGGTGGGCTTTTCGTAGCCGCGCCGTTTGGCCGTGCAGGTGGCCACCATGCCGTCGCCTTCGCCGTCGATCGTCTCAGTGACCGACTCGCACACCGGGCTGGCCATGGCCACCGCGAGGGCAGCGTCACCCCAAATCGCAGGCCGCCCGTTGATGCAGGCGATGTTCTGCAGGCTCTGCATCGGGCTCAGCCCGATCTCGCTGCCGTGCTGGATGGCCAGCAAGCAGGACTCGGGCTTGCCCCGGAAGTCCTTCGGGGCGAACTCGCTGGCGGCGACCATCTTGGAGAACCGAAAAGCATCATCAAACGAGGCGAGGGCCAGCCCCCTCGCGGGCGTCGTGGTTGTCGAAAGCTCTGTGCTCATGTCTGCGTCCTTTGCGTCTAGCGTCCTTAAAACCAGCGGCGTCCCCGTCCTGCGTCGGCCGCTCTCTGCGTCCTTGCCACCGGGGCTCCGCCCCGTCTCCTGCGTTCAGTTGCCCGCGTACTCCAGGTCGTGCGGGTAGTACCACAGCGTCTCGCCGTCGATCTGGACGACCACGACCGTGTGAGTCACGGCTGTCACCGTGCCGATGCCGTGCGTGTCCTTAAAGGGCAGCTCGGCTCGGACGCGGTCGCCGACGCGAGGCGTCCACACTCCATAGGTCTCGGCCATGCCAGCGATGGCACCGGCGTACTCGGCGTGGTGGGGATCCGTAGTCATCTCGAGGGTCTCCTGCGTGGTTGGGTTGCGTACTGTACGCCTGGCCATCAAAGAGTCAAGCGGCCAAAATCAGCCTTCGAACGGTGAGTTGGGGAGTCGTATTCCTGTACAGGCTGCGTGTTGCGGTACTGCGACAACAGGGTAGCAGTATCGCAACTACAGTCAACCGGCAATTCCAGCGGACACGATCCGCAGGACGATGATGAGCAGCTCGAGCCAGATGTCGGCGTTCATGGCGTGGCCCTCCTTGGCCGTAGAGTCCTGTGCCCGCCGGCCCTGGTGCCGGCGGGCGTGGTGTTTGGTCAGGCGGCGAAGCAGCTCATCGGCAGCCGAATGGTCGCCTTGTCGATGCCGCGACCAATCGACCGAAAGTCAGGGCTCACCGTCAGCACGTACTCGCCGATGATCTGAGCCCACTCGACTTTCCGAACGACATAGTGGCCGCCGCC